CCGTAACACCATATTCATTTTTGGCAATAGCTTGAGAGCCCGATATAGATAGTATTGATTCTAAATCCGATTTTCGTTTTTCTTCTAATTTTAGTGCAATTGCCTCTAATGCTGTCATTTTATTCTATTTCAAAAATTAATTTATCATCTATAATAGTCGAAATACCACTCTCTACAATTTTAATTTTTAATTTATAAGTTCTATAAATTGGTAACGAATTCAAACTCATATTAAAATAGTTTGATGTTGAATCGCAACTTATTTTTGTATATTCGCCAAATGGATATATTACTTCTCCCGTCTTATAATCTTCCAATTGATAATACGATGAACCGGATGGTAAGTATTTACTTTGGTCATATTCAAATGTTGTACCAAATGATTTCAATGGATATACATCTCTACCTTTTACTCTTACCTTAATAGTTGAATCGGCTGGATATTTTGATTTTAAATTAGTCAAAACTACTTTATATCCATCTTCAGCTGAGCCGGTCGTTGGTGGTAAACTTCCTGTTACAAAAGAACTATCATTCCAAACTATTTCTAATTTAGGTTGATATATTGTATTCGTTTCTTTGGAAAAGAATTTTAATACACCATAATCTAAGTCATTTAATTCATTTTCTAAACTATGGTGTATAATGAAACCATTATTTGGTATAGAACCACTTAACCATGTATTGACTATGCCGGTTACATTTATTCTAATATCAGCATCTTCATAATTGTAAGATTGAGATGCCATAGAGGCAGTGTACCAAGTACCACCACCGCCATTTGATATAGAACCCGTATCAGAACCACTTACATATGAATTTGGAATTGCTACATAATCCATCCATTTATCAACGCCATTTTTATAATACCAACTAACGCCATCCGATGTTATATTATCGAATTTTGTACCAATACCCATATTCCAACTTTGTGAAATAGCATTAGCATGGATTGTGTATTCCAATGGAATTTCTTCCGCTTGAGATGATTTTAAGTTTAAATAAACAATAGAGCCAGATGGTATTCCCATATTGGCTACATCGAATTTAATTAATGTTCTAGCTATATCTTTTGTAGACCCGTAATATAGTTTACCAACCTCTAATATCTCATCTCTACCTGCGTTTTGTTCGGGTTGTTGTTGGTAGATACTGGCATCGTATGATGATGTGAATAATTTATGCATATTATAGAGCTCTTCCTTTTATATCTTTGTTAGGGTATTTTACTTCGAAGATGCAAGGGTCTAATGATGGATAAACCATTTTACCTTGCGTTGCTTCATCAATGTTATATCTATTTGGTGAATAATTTCCATCACCACCACATAAGTTTGAAATCTTTACGGATGGTACACTCATTACCCCATCCACATTCGCCAATATTAATTCAATTTCAGAAATATTTATTGGCTTATTAAATGTCCAATTATCTATATTAAAATACTCTTGTATTTGAGATAAACAATTGGTAACTACTTCTCTTTTATTATAATTAGAATAACATATAACTTCAAAATCAACTCCTATGTTTACGATGAATCCATCGATAAGATTAACTGCATCAGTCATCATTCGGTATTCTCCTAAATAAGTTTTAAGGTTTTGTTTGATAGCCTGATTTAATTGTGTTAATTTTTTATTAACATCATAACCCAACACATACATATTGATTGCAAATGGATTATTTACTTCTGCAATAGCAGTTTTCTTTTGAGAAAGGTATTTAACTAATTCAGTTTGTATTTCACTTTTAGTTTTACCTTGCAACCCTTCAACTACTCCTACAAATTCTGCTATATTGTTTGGTGATGCTAATATGGATGATGGTGAATTATTATCCACTTCCCCATCAGGTGAAACATATACTTTAGCAACACTACCATATCTTTCAGACATCGATAATGCTCTTACCATATAGTCTTGTTTCGTTACTGCTCTATTTTGAGAACCAAACATTGCTAATGCATTTTGTCTAATTTCTTCGATTGATTCGGGGCCTCTTCCTCCAACTGCTGATTCTAAATTTTCAACTGCAATTGTTCCTTTTATTGTGTTATAAAGATTACGTGCTTCATCGGTACTGAATGATAATAAATCTTCTTCAAATTCAATTTTACGAATTGAAACCAAATCACCTTGATTTACATTAGATGCAACTCCACCACCAACTAAATATTTTACAATTAAACTGGTGTTAGTTGGAACTATACCAAATGTGTTTGTCTTTAAAAAATTAGATGGGTCAATTCCTTGGTTTAATCTACTTATAGAATTTGCTAACCCTAATCCTACATTTTTAGGATTTGGTAATATTTGCTCATCCGATACTGAAACATCGCCACTACCAAATTGTAATGAAATGGTATTATCTGAATTAACTTTTGTAGAAAATCTATATGGTACTTTTTGTACTTCTAAGATATATGGAACTGAAACCGAATTATTTAAATCTCCACCATTTGCTTCAGTATTAGGTTGTTCTACGAATACAGTTTCTTGTCCTAAATATGGAACTTCATACCACTTTGTACCATTAATAGATGTTACATTTGTTATTTGTATAATATTTGTATCATCTAAGCTTGTTATAGGATATTCTTCATATGCACCAAATGAAATAGTGGTTTCCACTTCTCTTCCGGAAATTGCTTTTGCTTTTTTACTAATTAAATATTGTAATGGTACACCATTTGCATCCCTCTCATACACATCTATCTCTCTATCCGTTTCATTTGCAAAATCAACTCCAGAAGTTGTTATAAATGTTATTGAACTATTAGTTGATGATGCGACTTCCATACCATCTTTTATTTTAAGATAGTAAGATGAATCCGGCTCATAGTTAGGTGCTCCCTTAGCAGGTACTAATTGATATATTGATATGGTTGTAATAGCAGGAGATGTAACTTTTGGCTTATATCCCATAGATTGTGCCAATGCTAAAACGTTTTTACGTTCGGTAGCATGTGCTAACATTGATTCTTTTAATTGAGTATCTTGATAGAACGCAAGTACATCTCCTAAAGCTGCCGCCTGTTCAATGAATACCATACCCGGAGATGCTTCATTGAAATCCGAATATACGTTTGGAAAATACGTTTTGGTATAATCAATAAGATTTTTTTTGAAAGAATCGAAATCCTTTCCTAAATAATTTAAAGTTCTATTACTTCCAAACGTTTTTTTAATAGGGTTTATTGCCATTATTAATTATTTACATTTATTTTTACCGATTCTGAAAGATTTGGGTTTGAAATTAATGAGAATTTAATATCCAAAACTATTCTATGGTTATCTATATCATTATCATCATAGTCAAATACAATCGTATCTATATTTAGATATGATAACCAAATAGATACAGCTTCAACAATTGAATTTTCTATATATGTTTCTATTACATTACCATCTAATGGTTCAAATAATGCTTTCCATACATCGCATCCATAATTAGGCTGCATCAATCGCTCTCCCTTCTTAGTCAATATTAAATTGATTAAGTTATCTTTAGCTTGAGATAATGTAGTATAATTTAGCGCAAAGATACCGTTTGAATCGGAATTTCTATTTATTCCAATTCCCAATACCTTATAGTTATTATCAACTAAATCAGTTACATTTACCTTACCAAGCTCTATTGCCATTATTTAAATCTCTTTACTAATTCCGAATAATCTCGTGTCAATGCTTTTATCGTAGCATCTTGTAATCCATCGCCTGTTGATTCGAATTGAGGAGTATTTTGTGGTATATCTATATCTCTAAAATCCATAGTTTCCCACTCACTCTCATCAACCCTTAATTCAGGCTTAATCATATCCAATACACTACCAACCGCTTGAGCACCTTCTTTACGTTGTTCTGATGTAAATGGTTGTGTCATATTAAGAATCTCATTAATCATTGGGTCTTTTGTAAATTCCTTTTTGATTTGAGGTCTTTGTTGTGTGGTGTTTACCGTTTGCTGTCTAATAGGAGCAGTGGTATTTACCTCCGTCATCTCTCTTAATGTGGGGGTAGTTGTTTTTCTTTGTGAGTTTAATGTAACTGCACCAGATTTAATTAATTTAGCTAATTCTTCTTTAACTTGTTGTTTTACTTCGTTTTTAACAACCTCCTTAATT